AAACACAATGACATTCCTATTCCCACGTGTGAAAGTAAACTCTGCTGATGTGGGTGTAGATGGTCCTACAAGTCGTGTAGTATCTATGTCCTTCGTTGCTCTATATGACACAACAGAAGCGACAAACCTATCTATTACACGATCTGCGTAATCCCTAGCTAGGGTCGGGGGGTGTTGGTGTCGGGTCTGGCATCCCCCACATAACTACCCGACAACCCGAAGGAGACTCGACATGGATTTAAAAGATTTAACACCTGATAGTGATATAGTCACTTGTACCATACGACACCCAGTCAAGAATGAGCCGTTAAAGAATGATGACGGTAGTGACATGGAAGTAGAGTTGTATGCACCTTATGCAGAAGCCTATAAGAAAGTAGTCTTTGAGCAACAGAATAAGCGACTATCCAAATCTAAAAATGGTAAGATTGATATTAAGGCAGAAGAACTTGAGGAAGCTGGTATTGACCTACTTGCTAAAGTTACTAAGTCTTGGAATATTACCTTTGGTGGTGAACAGCCTAAACTATCAGTGGCAAAAGCTAAAGAAGTATACAAGGAAGTATTCTGGCTACGACAACAGCTAGAAGAGGCTATTGATACTTCTCTGGATTTTATGATGAAGTAGTATCGGATTTACTTAGCTGGGCAGACGAAGAGTTTAAGCTATCAGTCACCCAGTCTGGTGCTACTGAAAGAGATCACTTAGAACAAGTATACAAGCAGACTGGCATCAAACCTAAAGAGTTAGAGAACGAACATAAGTTTCCCTCAATCTTGTCTCATGTCTGGTCTGCTTTTGTGCATATAAGCAATGGTAGATCAGCAGGTTTTTCTGGCCCTAACCCAATACAATACTCAGAGATAAAAGCGTGGGTTGAATTAACAGGCACACCTTTGTCATCTTGGCATGTAGAAATAATAAAGTTGCTAGACTCAAAGTACATAGGAGCATTAAATGGCTGACGATCTTTTAACAATGAAGATTGCCATAGATGATAGAGATTATCTAAAGGTTCAGCGTTCTCAAAAGAACTTTCAGTACAGCTTAGTTGAGATTGAAAGGGCTTACCGTAATAATGAAATTACGTCTAAGCAGTATAATAAACAGCTTGTAATTCAAACTAAGAATCTACAGAAACTTGGTTTTACCTATACTGAAGCATCTAGTCAAATACGTAAGTATTCTTACAGCTTGCGTGGTGCTACTAAGCAGCAACTAGACCATGCACAAGCTATGTCTCAATCTGGCAAAGGTATGCGTAGGTTTGAACTGATTGCACAACAAGCTGGTTATCAGGTAGGTGACTTTGCTGTACAGGTTCAGTCTGGTACAAACGTAGCTGTTGCGTTTGGTCAACAGGCATCACAGTTACTTGGCTTCTTTGGTGCAGGTGGTGCTATAGCTGGTGCAGGTATTGCTATTGCTACTGGACTAATTGCACCACTACTAAGGTCTAAAGAGGCAGCAGAAGAGGCTAATCAGGTTTTCATGAACACTGACGAAGCTATTAAAGCTGTTTCTGAAGAAGCTGTTTCTGCTGCACAAGCGTTAGAACTTTTAAAGTCTGGGTTTGAAACCATAGGGGAAATCAGCTTAGATAAGAGTATCAAACAACTTAACGAGGACTTAGAAGAAGCACAAGGTAAACTTTCTGAGTTACAAACAGCAGAAATTACAGGTATGGCTGCTGGTGCTGGTATAGATATTGTAAGTCTTGTTTCGAGACTTTTTGGTAAAGAGGCAGATAACGAGTCTCAGGCACAAGGAGTGATTGATAAACAAAAATCCGATATAAAAGAACAAATAAGACTACTAGAAGAAAAACTTGCCACTGCCGTTGCTAATAGAAACGAACTTGAGGCAGAAAGGTCAAGACTAAAGGCTATTGAGTTATTCTATGAAAATAGACAAAAGTTAGCCGAAGAGATAGCCGAACGTGAAGCAGGTGTTGCTGAGATCATTGAAAAACAAAAAGAGGAAGCAGACAAATTAGCTGACAAACGTAAAAAGATTGCAGATATTGCTGATGCTGAACTTCTTAGGTTAAGAGGCCAAAACACACTTTTACAGTTACAATTACAGTTTGGTAAAGATTCTCAAGTCGCTAAAGAGCAAGAAATCTCTAATGAGGTAAATCTTTATAAACAAAGACTTCTTGGAAAAGATATCGCAGAGGAAACCGTAGAACAATTAGGTGATCAATACAGAATTAGCTTGAGACTTACAGATCAACTTAAAGATCAAGTACAGCAAGCAAGGGAGTTTAAAAGGCAGGTAAAAGAGGTCAGTAAAACATACACTGAAATGTTAGAGAAACGTGTTCTTGCTGATGTATTTGACCCACGTGGTGAAGAAGGTACGACAGCTACACAGGCTCTAAGACTTGGTTTTAACCCTTTTGCAGACGATGATAAAGATAAAACCAAGACTAAACGTGATCCTCTTGCTGAAATGCTCAAGGAAGTTCGACACAAAACTAAACTTCTTGATTTAACAGAAGAAGAAATAAGGGCAGAAGAAATAAGATACCAGCTTGAAAAAGCAGGTGTAAAAAATACAGATGATCGTATTGATAAACTCATTAAAGAATCTGAGGCTTACTATAAGTTAAATGAGGAACGTGATAAGCAAAAAGTCAGGATTGACGAAATAGGTAATGCTTTCAGTAATATGCTAATGGATATTGTAGATGGCACAGCTAAAGCTGACGAAGCCTTTAAGTCCTTCATGTCAAGTGTCCTAAAACAGCTTTTCCAAGAAACTGCTATTGATCCAGCAGTATCATTCCTTAAATCATTCCTACTAGCAGACGGTGGTGTTATGTCACGTGGCAAACTTACGCCATTCGCTTATGGGGGTGTCGTAAATGGCCCTACTGTATTCCCAATGGCTAACGGAATGGGACTTATGGGTGAAGCTGGACCAGAGGCTATCATGCCACTTAAACGTGGCCCTAACGGTAAACTTGGTGTCGAAGGTGGCGGTGGAGTTACTGTCGTCCAGAACATCAACGTATCTACTGGCGTACAACAAACTGTACGTACTGAGATTAAGTCCTTAATGCCACAGATTGCAGAGGCATCTAAAGCAGCCGTTGCTGATGCTAAACGTCGAGGCGGTTCGTATGGAAGGAACTTTTCATAATGGCTATTGATTATACTGCCCCGTTGTCTTTACCAACACATACAGGTATAGCCTCTATTGAGTTACACACCATCAATGCAGTAGCCTACAGTCAGTCCCCATTTACATTCCAAGGTCAAGCACATGCTTATTCTGGTGAGATGTGGACTGCTGATGTGTCGTTACCACCTATGAAACGTAGTGATGCAGAACGCTGGATAGCCTTTCTAATGAGCCTACGAGGTCAGTATCACACTTTCCTACTAGGTGATCCTAATGGTACCTCTGTAATCGACGATGCTAGTTCTTTGACTATAACTGGTACTACAGGTGAAAGACTGGTAGATGCTAACGTACCATCAGGTGAAACAATTAAAGCTGGTGACTACTTTTCTTTAGGTACTGGTAATGATCAAAGATTATACAAGGTATTGAGTGACTACACAGGCACTGGTTCTTTACAGTCTAATGTACTAGATATATGGCCAGCCTTACGTGCAGATGCATCTTCGGCTACAGCAGACTTAACAACACCACAAGGTCGTTTCAGACTAGCGTCTAGCGACACTAACTGGTCAATCAATGATACCAGTTTCTATGGTTTAACATTTGGAGCAATAGAAGCACTATGAGCCGTACTTTACCGACAGGTATGGTTGCTAAACTCACTGAGGGTGAGGTTGAGTTATTCCATGCCTTAGAACTACAGTTTTCTACTCCGTTATATCTATGGACGGGTATTGGAGACAAGTCCCTCACACCTGAGAATGGATCGACAAATACTTATATTGGTGTTGGTAATCTACTACAGGTGGGTGAACCCTCAGAGGCTCTTGATCTATCAGCACAAGGTCTTAGCCTGTCGTTAAACGGTCTTAACAGTAGTATCCTATCTGCTGCCTTATCTGAGAACTATCAAGGTCGTGCAGCTAAGTTATACCTAGGCATTGTTGGTGTGACTAACATGGCAGAAGTATTCTCAGGTTACATGGATGTTATGACGATTAGAGAATCAGCAGATACTGTTGACGTTTCACTTAGTGTGGAAAGCAGACTAATTGACTTAGAACGACCAAGGGTTGCCAGATACACTAAAGCAAGTCATCAAAGTATCAGTGGTAATTCAGGTGATAAGTTCTTTGACTTCTTAACAGACATTCAAGATAAACGAGTAGAATGGAAGTAAATGTTACCCGACTGGAAACACAACCTGACAACTTGGATAGACCAGAATAGATACAATAGGTTCTCTTGGGGTGTACATGATTGTTTTGTATTCACCAATGTAGCTTGGCGTAAGATGACTGGTAAGGGATATGCCGACGAGTGGTACGACAGGTACTACAACGAAAGATATAGACCCCTGTCCAGAGAAGAGATGCAACAAGAGTTTGGATACAACGAACTACATGAAGCATTAGACGAAAAGCTAAACAGAGTGCCTACATCACAAGTAGCTTACGGTAATTTAGTCGGTACATCTAAGTGGTCATTAAACAACACTACAAGAGTTGCCCTTGGTATATGCCTAGGTGATAGTTCCGTTTTCGTCGGGACTAGAGAATTACAATTTATACCAACAGACGAAATACAGTTTGCATGGGGTGAAAAATGAGAGATGAATTTGGCGCATGGGCAAGGGGTACTACGTTCCTAAGTCCTAACTCTAAGTTGTATAAGATGCCGCAACTTATTGCTAGTGCTTTGGCTCCTTATATTCCTGGCGTAATAGCTGGTACAACAATTACCTACGCCACAGTTGCAGCTTATGCTATCTACACTGCTGGTACAATGTGGGCCTTGAAGCAGTTAGCACCTGATGTACCTACACCTTCTAGTCCAGACTTAAGCAACCGACTACAACCAGACTCACCAAAGCAGGTGATCTATGGTCGTACCCGTGTCGGTGGTGCTGTTACTTATATCGAAAGTGTTGATAACAATAGCAACCTACTACAGGTTATCTGTATTGCTGGTCACCCTGTCGAAGAGATAGAAGATATTTACGTCAACGACACCCGTGTTACCAAAGCTAATGTTGGTGGTGGTGCGACTATTGGTGGTGCTGTTGACAGTGCGGATTGGAAGTCTGGTAGTAATACAGTTATAGATGTATTCAAAGGTAATGGCTCTAATAATACTACAGCCCTAGCTGACTTATATACACTTACAGACAACTCTACAGATGTAAACTCTACAGACTTTACTGGTAACGATACCTCATTCCTGTTTACTAATTTTGAGTACAACAGAGAAGTTTTTACCAATGGTATACCTACAATCAATGCTGTCGTAAAAGGACGTAAGATTTATGATCCTCGCAAAGATAGCACATCTGACGCTTATGATTCAGGTCTTGGAGTATCCACACACAGAAAGACTGATGACACCACTTGGGAATATAGCAATAACCCTGCGTTATGTATTTTAGATTATCTAACCCAAGAGCATGGTCTTAATGTTGACTATGATGAAATTGACGATACTGAATGGGCTACAGAAGCTGACATCTGTGAAGAGCAAGTCACAGAATACTCAGAAGGTGAAGATGTCTGGGTAAATGACCGCTATAATCTAAATGGCGTATTTACACGGGATATGGCACCACAGGAAATTATCCCTGCCATGTTATCTTCTTGTTCAGGTTCTTTGTTCTATGCTCAAGGTAAGTGGGTTCTACGTGTAGGTAAGTATCGTACACCTATTAGTCCAGTGTTTGATGAGGACGATCTACGTGGTCCTATGTCTATTGACACTAAGACTTCTCGTCGTGATATATACAACTCTGTTACAGGTAAAGTATCTGCTGAGTATGATTTTACTGATCCTAACACAACAGGTCTAATAGATTTTATACCTACAGATTACCCAATGGTAACGTCTTCTGTCTTAGAAGCAGAGGATGGTGGAGTAAGAAATACACTAGAACTTCCATTACCATTTACTACTGAATTACTTCAAGCCCAACGTATAGCTAAACAAACCCTATTCAGAAGCAGAGAACAAATTGTCGTTAATGCTAGGTTTGGTCTTAAAGCATTCCAAGCTAGGGTAGGCGACAATATCAAACTAACTAACTCACGCATGGGTTGGAATGAGAAGGTCTTTGAGATTGTATCTTGGAAGTTTGCTTATGGTGAGGGCGCTGCCCTAGAGGTTGACCTTACACTGAAAGAGAACTCTTCTGATGCATACGACTGGAATGCAGAGGCAAGTGTATTCACGACTAATAATACGACACTGCCCAGATACAATTATGCGCCTACACCTACACTAGGTACGCCTACTACAGAGGTTATCATACAATCTGATGGTACAACAACTGCGAATGCAGAGGTAGCTTGGACTGTCACTGACGATGCTTATGTAAATGACTATGTTCTGGAGTGGAAACGGTCTGGTGAAACAGACTACCAATCTGTAGTTACTACTAATTTATACTACAGGATTGCTGGCCTTCAGGTTGGGCAGGGTTATGATATACGAGTTAGTTCTCGTAACAGATTAGGTGTGCGTTCTGTATTTGCAGCTACCACTTTAACTGTTTCAGGAGACACAACAGCACCAAGCGCACCTACTATGGGCAGCGCAACTGGTAGCTTCAATCAAATTAAGGTTTCGTGGACTAATCCATCTGATGATGACTTTAAGGAAGCTATTGTTTTCCGCAACACAACTAATAACTCTGCTTCAGCTACTGAGATAGCTAGAATAAGTGGTGACACATATGTTGATGCGGGTCTTCCAGACAGTACAACTTATCATTACTGGGTTAAGGCAGTAGACTTTACTGGCAATGTGTCTGGGTTTAGTTCAACTGCTGATGCAACAACAAATGCATCTTCTATTGGTGATGATGGCGATGACGGTCAAAACGCCCGTGGCTATGTTATGACAAATCAGTCACATACGGTTCCATCAGGTGCAAATGGTGTTGTTGACAGCTACGCTGGGTCTGGAACTGATATTGAAATTTATGACGGTCACTCAAAGTTAACTTACACAACTGGATCATTAAGTAATGGTTATTTTACAATACTAAGCACCACAGTCAGCCCATCGAGTGCAATAACTGTTGGTGCAGCATCATACATTACTAATGGTGTTCGTATTGCTGACCATTCGGTTATGAGTTCTAGTGAAGATACAGTCACAATTACTTATGAGATTAATGGTAGAAACTACGCTGGTTCAACTTTCACTTTTGACATAACGCAGACTATTACAAAGTCATCTGCTGGTTCTGCTGGTGCTGGTCGTTGGAATATTCCAGTAACAAGTTTGCCAACAACAAGCGCAGAAGCACAGACCGCATGGGACGCATCTAGTGTAGGCCGTGATGAAGTAGAAAGTGATCAGGCATGGTTCTATACAGGCACAGAGGCCAACCCAACTGCGCAAAGTGTTTGGATTTACGATAGCGGTACGTCAACATGGAATGAGCAAGACGAAGTAATTGATGGAAGCCTTTTAGTTACTGGCACAGTTACGTCTGATGCCGTAGATACTAATTTCATTGATGCCTTTGAGATTGACGCAGCAAATATTACAACAGGCTTATTAGAGGCAGACCGCATACAAATTGATGGGGTAACGCTAGACACAGTTACAACTGGTGTAGCACCAAATGAAATAACTAAACTTATAATCGCTGGGGCTGGTGTTGCTACTGCACAAATAGCAACAAATGCGGTTACTAGGACGGCTGCAACAGCTATCGGTTCTACATTTACAACGACATCGAATACATCCGTAGATATTGCGGCACTTAGCTTTACTGAAGATGCGGCATATGATCTCTACGCTTGGGCTTCTGGGGATGTTGAAAATGATAGCGGCAGTACAAAAGAAATAGCATTTCAGTTAGAAAACACCGCAAATAGTCCGTTTGCAAAACAGATTGTTAATCTTGCGGATGGCGACACAGCACACCTTTCGTTGATGGGGTACACAACTACAGCTAACGGAAGTAATAGCATTGCCTTTACGATGACATGTGTCGGCGGTGCTGATCTTATATTCAGCCAGCCGTTTCACTTCTTTGTCTTAGGCATCAAGAGATAGTAACTGACATTTATAAGCTAAGAGGATATTATGGGATACCAATTAGGAACACGTAGTAAACAAAAGCTGTCGGGGGTTCACCCCGATATGGTAGCAGTAGTATCACGGGCGATTGAGTTGTCTGAACAAGACTTCTCTGTGCTTGAAGGTATACGACACATCAATCGTCAACGAGAACTAGTGAAGACAGGTAAGTCAACCACTATGAACTCAAGACATCTGACAGGACATGCAGTAGACTTAGTGCCTTATCCTGTGTCGTGGGACTGGGAATACTTTTACCCTATCGTAGATGCTATGAAAGCTGCTGCTGAAGAGTTAGACATAGAGATCACGTGTGGTGCAGACTGGAAGAATTTCCCTGATGGTCCACACTTTGAACTTAGCTGGGATAGTTATCCGACATGATTGAAGATACGGTGTTGTGGAACGCAATCCTTACGGGTGGCATAGGTATAATAGCTTGGGTCATCCGAAGTTGCATGGTAGAATTAAATAGACTTAACATACTGCTTAACAGAACCCGTGAAGAAGTAGCAAAAGAATACGTAACTAAATCTGAACAAAAAGATCAGATGAATTATGTCATAGACAAGATTGAGTCACTCGACGCAAAATTAGATAGGTTGCTAGAGAGGCAGTAGGGCATGGACCCAGTTACGATTATCAGTGGTGCTACAGTCGCCTTTAATGCCTTAAAGAAGGGTTTTGCTGTAGGCAAAGACTTACAAGAAATGGGTGGTCAACTAAACCAGTGGGCTTCTGCTATGTCAGACTTAGGTCAGGCAGAAAAGAAAGTCAATAACCCACCTTGGTGGAAGTCCCTTGGTAGTGATGTAGAACAAGAGGCTATGGCTGTTTGGAATGCAAAGCGTAAAGCAGAGGCCATGCGTGAAGAGTTACGCAGCTATATAAGTTTTGTTTATGGTCCATCAGCATGGGATGAATTAGTGGCTACAGAAGCAAAGATACGTAAACAAAAGAAAGAGCATGAGTACCGTAAAGCTGAATTACAAGAAGCTATCATTACTTGGTCTATTACTAGTTTGCTATTGTCAATATTCTTTGTTGGCTTTGGTATACTAGTTTACACAATGAGATGATTAAGAAAGTCGGTAATAAGTACATAGTCTACGGTAAAGACGGTAGAATAATCGTAGTGACTTCAAGTAGACGAATAGCGGAGAGATTGGATGGTAGTTGACTTTGATGTTGATGGTGACGGTAAAGTCACACTAGAAGAAATAGCTATGAAAGAACGTATGCTTGAAGTAGAGTTACGTGAAGAAAAAGCTGAGTCACAAAAGTTTATGGCTTGGGTAGCTATGGGTATGATGATCATATTTACCATATTCCTATTCACACCTATGATGTCAGACTCACGTGTATCTGCTTTAGCTGATCTACTAGGTCTATTCTACATTGCACAGACTGGTGTCGTTGCAGCTTACATGGGTGCTACAGCTTATATGGCTGGTAAACCTATGGGTAACAAAGTGGCTATGAGCAAATGAGATGGTTGGTCCTGATCCTATTATTATCTAGTTGTGGACTAACTAGCCTAATTCCCACTGGTGGGACTAACGTAGCTGCAAACACACAGCTTGGACAAGAGAACTACCAAGGTGTCACGACAAACGTCGATAGGTCAGTTAAGCCTGTCATAAGGCCAGAGGGTCCCGTAGAGACTGTACAACAGGACAACAGTGTGACAAACATATCCGAACTAGACCCCCTACTACTAATCCTTTTGGTGCTTGGATGGCTTGCTCCTAGCCCCTCAGAGATAGGCAGGGGAATCCTTAAACTATTCCGTCGAAGAAGAATAGAATACTAACCCCCAGATACTAAAGAACCCCCTAGGTTAATTCCTAGGGGGCTTTTTTGTGTCTACTCTTCTGATAGACCTAGTTTGTTCATGCACATAGCTGTACCTTCATACAGCATTTCTATGTCGGCCTCTGCTTTTGTAATCTTACGTAGGCAATATGCATTTGCCAGTAGGCTTATAAGCAGGATACCCTCTACTACTGTTATAGTCATTTACGCCCCTGTTGTTGTATTAGTGCTTCTAGGTACCATCGTGCTTTCTTCAAATCCTCAATACCATTCTTGTATCGCCATCGGTGTAGATACTTAGCTACATTCCCACGGTAGTATCCTATTAGTTCCTCGTCTGTCAGGAAGTCTTTTATGTACTCAATGCACTCAATAGAACCTGTACCATAGTGTGCAGGGTTGTTTACGTTGTCACGTTCTTTGGATCGTTGTCGTTCTTCTAGGGACATTGGAGTTATCATCGGGGCTTCATTCCAATCATTCATAGTTTCTCCTTCATAAACACCTTAACCCATTGGGCGCAGATGTCTGACCTGATTATGTCGTCTACACCAAACTCAATGATTGGTACAGGCAACATGTGCTTCTTTGCTAGATGGATCACCTTCGACAAACCGTCTGTCTCTTTCAAGTCAGATTGCTGCGAATCACCATTAAGCACAATAGTAGTCCCTTCTCCAACCCTAGTCAACAACATTTTCAACTCATGTGTCGTTATGTTCTGTGACTCGTCTACAATTACAAAGGCATTATCGAAGCTACGCCCACGCATAAGTGCAAGAGGTGCCATCTCAATGTTGCCATTCTTGATGCCAGTTTCGACTGTACCCTTTCCAAGATGCTTCTCCAATACGTCTAGTACAGGTAATGCCCAAGGTTTAGTCTTTTCCTCTAGGTCACCCTTTAGGTACCCAAGTTCTTTACCTACGGCAACGTGAGGTCTTGTGATGACGATCTTATCAATTTCTTTCGTCGTGTAGAGGTCGGCAGCATAAGTCGCCGCAACATACGTTTTCCCAGTCCCCGCAGGACCAAGGATAAAAACTTGTTGATATTCCCGAAGAGCATCTAATAGTTCCTTTTGTTTATCAGTTCTAGGTAACAACCCAGAAGTCTTTTTCTGAGTTGCACCTTTATAATTAGTTTTTCGTCGGGTCTTTCTAGGTTTGACAGGAAAGTCTGTCACATTGTCATCATCCATTCATTTCTACCAGTTCTGCTGATGTATAGGGTACATGAAAGAACTGTTCCCCTTTACGTATGTACCTACCTTTAGCTGTGCCTAGGCTTTCCTTAGTCAGTAGTGTGTCCTTGATACGCCATGCCTGTCGTAGGTCTTTACGGAAGACGTAGAAGTTAAGAACACCATTCTCTGACCCATGTTTGTCTAGGAGCCTCTGTTTGCGTTCAGGAATGCGTATTTCTGACCAGTGGGTAGGCCAGTCCCCACCCCAAGCTACCTTAACCTCTGCCTCGTTAAAATAAGTGTAGCCACCCTTCTGTGACACGACATCGACATAGTAGTCCTCTTCTGTGTTTACAATAGTATGACCCTTACTCTTTAACAAGGAGACAAGAGCGTCTTTAGCTTTATTGTCGTATGCCTCATACAACGCACGACTAAACTTCTTTCTTACGGGTTTCATCTTTTCTCCACATTAATTCATGCAAGAGCATGTTTTGTTCATAGTCGGACATAATCATCCAATCTCTGATTTCGTCTGTTGTACGAAAGCACCCTGCACAGTATCCATCGACTATACGACAGACCTTTATACAGGGTGACTTAACAGAACCTATGTTAGGTCTACGATTTCGCATACGTCCCCAGAACATGCCATTGTCTGCATACCTGCTGTATTGTCCTCTTTCTCATAGTCCGTCAGTTTAGACCAGTCAATACCTGTCGGCATTAACGACAGCAAAGTCTCATAGTCTGATTTGTCGCAATCCTGATAAGGGGCTTGCTGATAAGTGTGGTCACTGTGTGGCAAGAATGACACACCTGACATCTCGTCAAAATGCTCATACACAAATGCACCTACAGATACCCATTCATGGTCACGAACTGACACAGTAATGCTAGGTTTATGTTCGCACCAGTGCCGTTGATACGTCAGCCACATCTCTAGTTGTTCAATAGCTGACATATCGTTGCGTGTTACTGCACCTGCAGGAGCTTTCTGTGGAAAACTAAACACTGTTGTTGCATCTGGTTTCATCACATCAGGCTCATTAGGCACACCCTGATCCACTAGGAATTTCGTAAGTGGGTCTTTATTGTCTCCACGCACTGTGCGGATGTAATAAGGGCTGTGACGAGCATGTATCCCACTAGCAGAATCAACAAGTTGGGAGACAGTGCCACTAGGTTTGACACAAGTGATAGCAGCAGAAGGAGGGATACCAAGGCGCTCAGCCCATTCATCATTAGTAGATATAGCGACATTTCTTAAATGCTCCAGTGTTTTAGCTAACCCAGCATTAGCACCGGTCATTAGCGGGTTGTCCATGATGCCTGTTAGACTTACACCTAGCAGACGCTCTTCTTCCGTATTGTCTGTCCAATCCTTGGAGAGGTACGGAAACTTTGTATAGGTAGATTGGATCGTACCTAAGATAGTCGCATATTTTACCTTGCGTTCTATGTCTTCAATATTGTCGGTAGCACGTACTACGCACTCAGTAAGGTTGCAAAATTCCGCATTTTTGAGGATGATTTCTGAACATGGATTCGTCCCGAAGTCGCTGTCTGGATTACGACGACCATTCTTTGCAGCTTGCTTCTGTGATGCTTGACGATTAAAGATGCCACGTTCACCTGACTTACTTTCGATCAATGCTGTCCACTCACGCATGAATGTTTCTGCATCTGGTTTGTCAGTATAAGCCACAGAGTTGTTAGCCAAGGCACGGTGACCATAGTCCAGATACCATTGACCAGACTTAGCATAACGCATCTTGTCGTCTGACAGGTTAGACAGACTGATCATAGCACTACGGCGTACACCACCTACTACTACAATCTCACCGATCTTACACATGATGTCGTGACATTCGATAGACGATAGCTTACGGCCTGTGGCATTCAAGAACTTATCGACAGTAAAGTTGAACAAGTCTACCAAGGGTGCTGGTCCTGATGCACGGCCACCAAATGTCTTTAGTCTTGCACCTGCTGGTCGTACTTTGGATACGTCCCACTTAGGAATTTCACCAGACCACAACAATGCTAGTAGTTGTCGGTATGCTTTAGCCCAACCTTCTTTACTGTCCTTAACTACAATCGTTGTCTCAGATTTGAATAGACGTTCTGGGACTTCTGGTAGCTTCTGGATGTACTGTCGTTCAACAGAGAACCCTACACCTGTACCACACAACAGGATAAACATAGCCTCGTCAAAACGCTTGGGCCTGTCTACAGCTACGTAAGAGCAGTTGTACATACACGTATTGTCACGGGCTGCTGCTGGTCCAGCGGTCATCATAGAACGCATAGAGGGCATAACCTCTAGTGACAAAATTGCATCACGTATATCTTTGATGTAACTGTCGTCACCTGCTAGTGGTTTAACAATATTGTCAATGTATCGGTCAACTGTTTCTGACCATGTTTCACGCTTTTCGCCAGTCCAACGGGCATAACGTGATAGTGCAATAAAGTTTTGATAGGGGGTAGGGAGCATATTGTTCATTCTTGTTCTTTTCCTCGTCCACGCATTGTTTTGTCTTCACCTAGCCATACCAGACGGTCAATGTCTGCACGACTAATTCCTATGTCATTTAGTTCTGCATCACTTAGTGCATTAAGTTGTTTGATAGTATTACGATGTTCTCGCCAAGTTGCTACATAGTTTAGAAACCGCCAGAACCAAGTCATACCTGTTTTCTTCTTACTCATCCACATCTCCAAATTTATATTCTGTTAGTTCATCTTTTTTAGACTTGATATGATCCTCTATAAAGTCATACACTACCTGTAAATCTAGACTTGCTGCTGCACAGTACAGGACTAGCTTCAAACCTTCTTCTTGTAGTAGCTTGGCACAATTACCATCAAGGTGAAACTGATAGGTTGGACTGCAAGCGTGAGTGCAGATCGATTGTTACGCTATGGCGTAAAAAGTAGATATTTACGTTGCGGCGTAATTCTTTTTAATTTACGCTGTGCCGTAAAAGGAGCCACATCATGGACCTCACAGTCTCTACACCAATCATATCAGGCATTACCTTTTGTCTCCATTTCCACTGAGGACCCCACGTTCTTTGCGATCCTGTAACTTCTTTAAGTTGCTTGCAGCAAGGTCTGACATACTGACGTTTAGATCACGACATAATGCAGCAATGTACCACAAGCAGTCACCTACTTCATCTGCAATAGCTTCACGGTCAAACTTACCATCCCGTAGGATTTTCTTAACCTTGTTAGCTACCTCACCAGCTTCTGCTGCTAAACCTAATGCAGGGTAGATGACTTGATGTTCATGTTTGTATATGGCAGTCTGTGAGGCTGCTTTCTGATATACATTCATTTCCATTTCCGTCTGACTAAAGTATTCAAACGCTTCTATGTCTTCTCTACTGATCATTCTATCAACCTTCCATAAAACTCTGTTGGACCTCTGTGGTGTCGATTAAACAGATACCACGCACAGTTATCTTTACCTGTGTGTTTAGAACCTTCTATCCACTTAACCCTACCTACACTTACGATCTTAGAACAATAAGTCATAAGAACCGATGATTGCTTTGTATGCATCCAGTCAGCATCAAACAATAACCAAGTAGGCATAATGCCAATCCAAGTATCTATAAAGTTGTGCAGGAAGTTACGTTCCCAAGGTGGGTTAGTAATGCAATAGTCAACGTCAAGTTCATCATGTGGTTTCCCATCAAGGGCATTCCACGGCATAACATCATATCTTCGTGGCTCTATATCAGAAGCAAAACCACAACTAGCATAATCAGTCAACCTTTCGATATGATCGACAAGCCTACCATCACCTGCACATGGCTCTATAAAATTAAAACCTTCTTGTGGTAAGTGATCTATAAGAGGCTTAACAGCTTCTTCTGGTGTCGGGTAGTAGTCCCTAGGTACCCTGACAAAATCGGATCTTTTTCCCATCAGTGAACTATAACCTCTTCTGCCATACCTAAGTCTATAGAACTATATTCTGCCAAAGCTATAGCCTCTTCCTCAGATAGGTTTCTATCACACATAGCACGACCAACCAATATAAACTTAGCCATATATTTCAGTTTATCTATGTCGTCTTCTTGTTCGATTGTATCATACGCTTCTATGTAATCTGATAAACTCATAACCATTCCTCTGGTATAGACTTATCTGCGTACAGGAACCCATGCTTGTCACACCACTGTGCATAAGTAGTCTTTGCACCCTTGTATAACTTTGCTCTAGAGTTCTGAAACACAAACCTGATGTCATGCTTTGGGTACTGTTTCTGAATTAGCAAATGCTTTTTTCTATCTGCTACTGTAAACCGTCCCTTAGTTTCGACTATGATACCGTTGGGTAAGATGAAGTCTGGTGTATAAGTACGGTCTTCCTCGACACGGTACTTGATCTTCTGTGTCTCATACTCATACTTAACACCAGCTTCCTCTAATTCCCTCGACACCCTCTCTTCTAAACCAGAACGATAGCCATGCTTTATCGCTTGTCTGGTGGTTGCCATAATTCTCCTTCGTATCGTCGTAGCCAGAGTAACCTAGCATTTTCCACTACACGGTCTACATCGCCACCATAAGCCTTTACGACTGTATCCCACAAATCTTCCTCAGTGGTTGACCCTTTGAGTATCTTCTCAGCTTTCTTAGGGCCAACTTGCGGTAGACCGTGGATGTTGTCAGCATTGTCTCCTGTCAATATTTGAGTATAGAAAAACTTAATTCCCTCGTCGGGGGTAACCTTGTTCATAGTACCCTTAACAGGATTGTAATGCCAGCATGGAACCTGTAGCATATCCTTATCTACTGATACGATAGTACAGTCATGGTCGAGTTCTGTAGCATGTATTGCTAGACAATCGTCTGCTTCTTGTTCCACACTGACAACCGTTTGCCAATCTGACACCATATAGTCACGAATGAATGAAAGGTGTTTAGGCTTTTCTCTTTTGTACCTATTACCTTTGTAAACATGTGACTTGGCTATGTCGTGTCTAAACTGATGTCCACTGCATGTGATATAGATTTGATAGTCGTCACTGTCCCAAGGCCAGCCACATACATATTCTATACTCATTTGCAGTATCTCGTCAGTCTTTACACGTGCAGCCCGTTCGCTTTCATCTTGAGTAGAAAAGGCAGCACGATAGGCGAATACATCACCGTCGATTAAAGCCTTTCCGTATCCCATCAGAAACTCGACCAAGCCATTTCGCCACCTTCTTTGTGCGCACCGATGGATTCCACGTAGGTGTATCCTGCTGCAAGGCAAGCATCGTGATATAGATGTAGGAGATCATATAAGCTATCTACCTCTTGTCGTTCGATGGTGACGGAGCCTGAAACCCCGTCCTCATCTTTGTCCATTACAAAACTAATTTCTACTTGCATTAACCTGCCGCCGCAAA